ATATCCGCTGTTGCGTCGGCTCTTTTAACCTCGTACCCCAGCCATAACGGATATTTTCTTCCGGATAGTTTAAAAATCTCTTGCTTCTCGGCTCGAAATATACCCCTATGAAACTGTCGTCGTCCCCAAATTCCCGGTCTTTCGCGATCTCGATAATGTTTGAATATTCAAAAGCGGGATTATCCGGCGACCAGCCGAAATATTCTTTTGCTCTGATTTTAAAATCCTTTGTCACGCGGTGAATTAATAAAACTGTATCCGCCGTATTGATGATATCTCCGCTCCCCCCGACGTCTTCGATTCGCGGCAATGTTTTTATTTTGTTCGGATGCGCCACCAGAATAACGCAAATGTTTCTTTTCTGCGCAAAGTTTTGAAGCTTTTTTACAATTCGGCTTTGCGTTTCGTATTTGTTCTCACTGGAACCGTCAAACTCGATTTTCATCAGATTGTCCAGGATTATAAACTTGATTTCGGGGTTTGTCTTTACTTCTGCTTTCACGTCCTCGAAAATTTTATCAACGTCGAAATTCAGATTATCGTAAATTTTCAGTCTTGAATTTATCCAATTTCCGACTGTTTCTTTTAGTTCGTTGGTTTTCGGATAAAACATTGTTTTTCCCGTCGAAGTCGTAAAGCCTCGCAAATTTTCCGCCCCTAACGTCTGCAACGCCAACCAATTTTTTAATCTCGGATTCGACATTTCAAATGAACACAACAATCCCGAATATCCGCAATCTATAAAATTGCACGCCAACTGCCCGATAAACGTCGTTTTTCCGCCTGCTCTCGGTCCCGTTATAATCACCAAATGACCAAGACCTAATCCCACTATCGATCTATCCAGTTTTTCGATTCCCGTTTTCAGATAGTTGCTTTCATCAAATTTCAAATCTTCTATTTTGTTAAAATCTACAAATGCCATATTTCACCTCTATAAAACTTTATAAGTATCATTGTCATATCCGCACTGCCGTATTTCTTTTTTCGGATTTCTTGCGTCCCATGTAACAAATTTCTGTTTCCATGCTTTGACTGGTTTCCCTTCACTGTCATGCCAATCGCCTTTTTCAAAATAATCGAAAAATATTTCCGCCAGATCTTCACGACCTCGTTCTTTCGCATAAGCTCGGACTTCTTCCAGCGTCGGAGGAACAAACGTTTTTCGCTTATATTTGACTTTATCGTTTAAACCGCTTTTTTCCTCTATTAAAGGTTGGATTTCTGTTTCACTGGCTTCCTCGATCGCTTTTTCTTCCCCGAAATCCTCGCTTTCTTTTATATATTTTTCTTTATTACTTTTCTTTACTTTACTTTGCGGATAATTTTCCAATTTAAGGCTATTCTTTGCCAAAGAATCGGTTTTCTTTGCCAAAGAATCAGCAAAATGGGCGACTTTAATATAAGGTTTAGTGTCAGCTTCATCCAAAAGCCAATATTCACTAACCTTAATCGGCGTCATCTGCGCACGTTTCGCGATAGCTTTTTGCCATCGCTCCTGTATTCCGTCACTCGTCAAGATAGCGTCCGACTTAAAAAGCTGTTCATTGAACATCGACCGTTTAAGCAAGAATGTCATGACTTGTTGCACCGTCTCCGAGGATATGTGCAGATCATCGGAGATAATAAATATAAAGTCGTCATTTACCCGGGTATAATACCCCTCGCGATATATGTAGCACAATATATACATGTAAACCGCGATTCCGTCCGCTCCGTACCGGGCTTTCAGAATTTTCACCTTTGAATCAGAACAGAAATCACCCGCAAAGGGAAAGAATTCTAACCCCTGTGATTGAGTTCTTGACACTTTCTCACCTCCTTTAATCCGTCATCGGAAACGGTATATCCGCATTTTCTTCAGCTGCTTTCTGTTTCGCTTCCCGCAGCAGCTTCTTCTCTTCCAGCTTCGCTCGCGCGCATTCCGTCACTTCCGCGTCCCAATCCTTAAACGGAATTTTAAATTGCTTTTCAAACCACTGTATCGTCGCTTCCGCATTCGTTACCCCCCATTTTTGGACAAGTTCCGTTTTCGTCAAAGGCTCAAACTTTTCTGCCTTCGTTTTTGCCGCCTGTTTTGCGCTCTGCGGCGCGGTCTGCTCTTTCTTTGGGTATTCATATACCTCCGTCTGTTTCTCATCGATAATCACGAGTTTCGTTATCCTGCCCCCGTCGTCATAACCGATTTCCGATACCTCAAACTTCGCAAACGGATTCTTTAATTTATAGCCCTTTCCGTTCTGGTTCGCTGTCGTGGGCAGATTCAGAAAGATAAACGGCGCCGTATAAAGCTCGCGTCCGATTCCCCATTGCACTCCTGCGCGTTTGAATGCGTCCGAAGCTTCGCCTTTCTTTTCATTGCCTTCACCGTCCGATCGGCTCTCGATTCCGCAATCCGATTTCCATACCCAGCCCGAAACATCGTCTCGGATTCCGATTCCGCAATACAGATTCCCTTTGATCTCCGAATACTCGCTCTGCCAATTCTCCGCTCCGACCGTTTCGTCCAAAATATCCATATCCACGCGGGAAGTCTTATAAATCAACGCTACCGCACCTTTTTCCGTCACCTGCTTGATTTTAACTTCTATCTCGTCCGCTTTCAGCAATCTGAATTTTCGCATTCTTTCACCCTCCCTTTATCCGTATTGTACGGGCAACTTTCCGTCGGTAACGGAACATAATTAAAAAGCAAATACACGCGATGTATGTAATCGTATTTCGGTCGGTTCGCTATGTCCAAAGTTATCGGCTTTTCGCCCGCCAGACACACATAATCGTCTTCGCCGTCCCATAATCGCTGACAAAGTTTACAGTTGCCGCAGCCGTTTTCTTTCAAATCCAGCCAATGCCTTTCTTTGCGCTCTCGCGCTTCTTCCGCCAAACGCTTCATGTTCTCCGCTTCGTACTGATCTTTCAAATCTTTAAAACGTTCCCGTACAGCCTCGGTTATCTCCACCCCATAAGCTTCCGCATTCGCAACCGCCTTTTTCAACTGCCAATACATGGATTCTATAAGACCTTCACGTAAAAACAGTTTTCCGTTTTTGTAACCGTTGTTAAAGATAGGATAACAGGCGTATAAAAAATCTTTGTTTTTATCTTCCAAAGAACACACCACCGTTCCACTTTCAATCGATAGCTTCATCTTTCATACCTCCGTAAAACTTCCGTCAGCTGTTCCGCCTCTGCCGTTTTGAGCATTTCCAGCTCGTACTGAAACGTTATTCCGTCGAAATATTCAAGGAAGCCCTTTAACGTCATATTCGGGTCCATTTCCAAGGCTTCCGTTAGCATATTCCGAACGTCCGATACAAGCGGAAATCTTTCTGCATATGCCTTTGTCATACCGCGTACCTCGCTTTTATTTCAGCTTCAAACGCCAATCTGTGGGCGCGTTCTTCCGCCTGATATTTCGCCGCCTCCGTCCCCGTCGTCATATTCCAGGCAATACAATCTTCGCAGATAATATTTTCTTCCGATATAAACAAACATTTATCATCGTCATATAACGATGTCTTACACCACGTACAACGGCATTTTATTTCCCGACCGTCATATACCTCCCGCGGATCGTCGTCCTTATGATACATTTCACACCTTCCTTTCAATCTTTCTGATCTCTTCCGCTATGATATACTGTGAAGCCCGTTTCGCGCGTTCTCTTACGTTCTTAGACACTTTCTTTGCTCGCTCGTCTATTTCCTCGAAGTATTCCGCTATCGCGCTCACAGCCTTTTCAAAGCTCTCATAGCCTATCGCCGTTCTGTTCAGTATCGGATAGTCTGCATTCTCTATCTCCGCTACTACCGCACCGTTTTCAAGGCATTGCTTAAATGTTATTGCAAACTTCCCGAACGGATCACGGCTTATCTCTTGACGCGCCGTCAATCTTCCGCCCTCATACTTCCACCACATCTTTTTGTTGAATCGCTCTACATCAATTCTTCTTTGATTACTCATGCTGCTTTTTTTTGCTTGACTTTTTTAGTCGTACAGTATAAAATTAAATTGAGGTAATTTCTTCAAGGTAATCAATCGGTTGCGCCAACAAACTTTTGATTCTTTTCCACAATTTAATTGTACCGTCTTGTTCCCCGCTCTCAATACGCTGATATTGTCTTTCCGTAATCTTCAACAAAACAGCAAATTGTTTTTGCGTATAGCCTTGACTTTGCCTGCACGACTTTAAATTGTTTCGCATTTTACCTCCTCGCTTGAATCACGACCGATTTAGTCATGTTGTGATTATATTATAACCGACTAATTTAGTCATGTCAAGCGTTTTTATAAAAGTTTTTAAAAATTTTTTTGGAGTACATATTCATGTCTTTTTCTAATCAATTAAAGAAAATCAGAAAAGAAAAAAAACTCACTCAATTAGACGTTGCAACCGCCTTAGGCATTACTGTTCGACAATACCAACGTTATGAAAGCGGCGAACAAACAACCACGCTTGAAAATCTCATC